CTCCCCTTCCGGCCTCGGGGGCGAAGCCTCTTATCCTCCTCTAACTCCCTCTCTCCTGTTGCCTCTGCTCGGTACGTCTGGTACGGGTGCTTCCGTCGATTGCGCCCTGGCTAGACAGCCAGCAGCCTTCCTCTTCGGTAGCATTTCAACTCCTGTGCTATCAGTATCTCATAGTACGCCATATAGGCCTTTACCTGAGCCATTGATATGTCCTTCTGGTTGATGAACTGACTTATCCGGTGCTGGTACTTCTTTTTTATCTGGTCCCCATAACTCATGGAGATATTGTCGATGATCGGCCATGATATAGTGAGGTACCCTAGCATGTACGCCTCGAATACCCTTTTTGATACGCGCTTTTTGAACCGCTCAACCGTCTCGAGCATCTCGGGCTTGATGAGCAACTTGTAGGTCCCCTTCCGTATCGCCCCTTCCTTGACATGGGGTCTTAAGATTACGGGTATATTTTCGACATTCCACATAGCGTCTGGTTCCGGCATTGGGGTAGCGACCGGGGGCGGGGGTATTATCTTACAGCCCACCGGCTCCCAGTTGACCTTTACATCCCCGTAAATATCCTTCTCTGGTATACCCCAGCTTTTGGCCAGGATGTCATAGAACTTGTTCGTCTGGTCTCGTTCCAAGTGGGTCGCCCACTGGTTAATCCTTTCTTTCCACCGCCCTAGGTTCGGGAGGATCCTCCTCCTTTCCTGTATTACGTCTGGGACGAATGGGCCTTGGTAGTATCGTCTGATATGTCGAGCCATGCTGGAGCCCCAGTCCAACCCGGCCCCTCCGAAAGCCGCCGGGCATAGAATAAAGCCCGCTGCATGGTGTTTCCTTACCCCCAACTGCTCCGCATCTTCGAGCGCCATTTGAGCTATCCTCTCACCATCCCCCCCCCGGAGGAGCAACAGGTGCCATATCGTAACCCTGCTGTATAGGCGCATGGCCTTAACAACGGGTAGGGCCCTAATAGGGTTCCTGAACCTTATAGATAGCATGGTCCTCACATTATAACCCGTCACTCCAAATCCCTTCTCGTAACTCTTTCGTAGGAATTCTGTTCTCTCTTTTGATATAAATGTTTTGGCAGGGTGGGCCTCGTAGCCAATGCTATTGTATATGTGGAGTATCCACTGGACGTACTCCAGGCGGGTGGTGGCATAGTTGATATCATCGCCCTGTGAAACGTGCGAGAATATGGGTATCCCCGTCTTGATCGTCCGTTCAGCCAACTTTTTCGTGACCGCGAAACTGGACTTGTTGAGTTCTGTATCCAAGTATGCCGTCCACCTCAGCCCGCTTGGTAGCCCGTTCAGCCACTCCATTATCTGTTCCCCTAACACCACATTCACCTTCTGGGAAAACAGCGAGTCCCACATAGCCCCCCATACAGCAATATATTCTTCTGGCGCGCCTTTCTCGAACATGTGGATCCCTTGTATAAGCATTATTGTTATTATGCTAGCCCTGTTCTGGTGCCAATCAAAGTTAGACTGGTCCATGGGCACCTTGTAAAGTCTGGTATTTTCTACGGCTTGCATTATTTCCTCATCTATTTCCTGGATAGTGCGTGCATCCGCATATAATGTTGAAGTTTTGCTGTTATACACCCCTTTTTCTACCCACTCAGACAAAAAATCCATTTTTCTAAATAGGTCGTTTCCTGTCTTGACGACCGGTCGGGATTTAGCACCCTCACTTTTTTCCAAGACGTGGAAGCTTTCTCTGGACGAGTAGAGCATATTCTTTATCATTTCAACATCGGTCTTAACCGTTGCCTCTATACCTTTTATCCTCCTGGTCCGGACGTTTTTGCCGTCTATGAGGACGGTCGTGGTTATCCCTGTCCCTGACTTACCCCGCATCCACTTGCCTGTCTTTATCCATGTATCTAGCGATGGGATGTTATCCGGTAACCGCCACTCCCTTTCCAGGTTGGAAGCGAATTCTTCTGCGAGCATCTCTAGGTAATCCGCCTCCTGGAGTGGTCCCCCTAGGACCCGGGGTTTGACCAACCATTCCTCTATCTCCTCCTTCATGTTCTCTAGCCCTTTATATTCCGTGTATCCATACAACATTTCCCAGTAGCATAATGCCCTCCATGATCTGTGGATATATCTGCCTCCCATCTTGAATAGACCTGTCCTCTTCTTGAAATACTTCCGTGCATAACATTGACATCTTCCTTCCAGGTAAGTTTTTACCCGATTGAATTCGTTAACTATATCCTTCCCTATATCCGTCGGTGATGACCTAGCCAATATGTGGATCCCTTCCTCAAGTACCCCATGGGCAAGGGGGCACCCTACACATGACGGGTGTTCTTTGAGCCTATACCTTTGCAAAGGCTGGCAAAATGGACTGACCTCCCCTTCTAGAGCTTTTTCTCCTCCACAATCACACTTATGTTCCACCATTGACTTAATCAGTTTCCTCTCCTCTGCTATGTACTTAACCCATGACCAGCTCGACTCTGGATAAATCTCTACTGGCCGACCCCATAATGAGGGGCTTATGTCGCCTCTGGCATCTCTCGGTGATCTGAGCTCCTCTCTGCCTCTTCCTTCGTCGTCCCGGGTTTTTCTATCGCCGGTGCTTTCACAACCTTCTCTTCCAGCTTCTTCTCCGGTTCCTTCTTTTCTACTTTCTTCTCCGGCTCTTTTTTCTTCTCTGGCTCCTTCGGTTTTCCCTTTGCGTCCGCTGCCTTCTTGGTTTCTCCCGCAGTCGATGCCTCGGGTGCCGAGAGCTCCGTGTTTATATAATTTCTTAAGGTATCTGGCCGCGCTGAGTCCCCAGTGGGCACGATTTTCTCCATCATCCGTTTTTTGTGCTCTGAAAGCGACCCATCCCGAGATAATATCTTTCCAGGGTCTGCTATAGCTACCTTCGCCGGGTCCGTACCTGGTGGGACGCCTTTCCTCACCCCATCTTCTGCCGCTGCAGAGGCAACTAACCGAAAACCCTCCTCCTTTTCCATATATACATTTCGCCGGGTAGGGAGTTCTACCTGTTCCGGCCCCATACTATACCAGACTCCTACCCCGGGTATTTCGGTGTTCATGCTGGAATTGAGTGTGTTGGTTATTCCCAGTGTCTTGTACGTGTCACTTGTATAGTCCTTGACCCTCTGGGCCATCCCCCAACCCCACGTGGCTGTTTCCCCTGTCGAGAAGCCATCCCAGCCCGCCTCAGTGGCCAGATCCCCGTATCGGGTGGAATGGATTCCGAAACTTCCTTCCTTGTTGTATCCCCCGTTCGGCCACGTTTTGTAGCACCAGTCGTCAGTGGCTAGGTAATTTATTCTCATGAATAGTCGTTCCATGACCTCGTCGTCCGCGCCCCTCTCATCTTGGACGATTTTGTCCAGGGTGGGAGAGCCGGTAGTGTTATCATATAGGTAGTTGCGGCTGGCGAGGGCAATCTTCGCCTTGGTGTCCCTGTTCAGCACCGATCTGTACATGTTGGGGTGTAGCCTCCGTGATGTGAAGCTTCCTGCCCTGGGGGCTTTGTAGTTTATTGACCATGACCAGTCTAGTGTTTCTCCCCCCACAGCGTTACACGCCGAGTGCTTCAGGGTGACTATTTGTGATGATGTCACTATGGCCTTGTCAATCAGCGACCTGTACTTTGTGAATACCCCAGGGTTAGTTACTACATCCCCGACCCCTGTGGCCTCACCCCATTCTTCTGTCCCTCTGCGGAAAAAGGCAGCCCTATCGATAGCATCTAAGTTAGTGCCGTTAATACCGGTGTTGACGCAGTAGTCAGTCTCTGAGTTGCAGGGATCATACAGCAGGATGCCGGTGAAGATCCCGACTTCTGCTATGTTAGACCAGGCCCCCAAGATGAGTGCCGGGTTGTCCCTGGCGATCCTCCTTGAAGCGTACACATGGCCGAACGCACTCACCGCCCCCTTGTGGTCGTATGTACTGCTTTCATCGGCGTACTCCGGGACGCGGCCGGGTGGGATATCCTTCTTCAACTCGTCGTAGCAGTATCGTGGCAGGAAGTGCATCTGCTTCTTAATTACGGTTCCATCCTTCGCTATCTGGACCTCGGGCTTCCTCGGGAACCTAGTGATCAGTACTGACACCAACATGTGGATCTCCCCCCAGTTAATGTGTCCGCCGACAATGTACTTCCTGATGTAATTATCAAACACACTCACCAGATTATGGGTCGAGTTGATCACTCGGTGCATCATGAGCTGAATCAGCCCAGAGACATCATGGCGAGCGGCCGGTGCTGCGAGAGCAAATCTGTCTGCTCTTGATACATCATAGTCTATCCCCTCGAGGCTGATAGTCATCCTGTTCTCGTCGGGCACCAAGAAGATGATCTTCTTAATATTATTTCCGGTCACTACATTACACGCGTTGCGTATGAAGGCTTCTTGCTCCGACTCCGTTCTTCCTAGTTTTCGGATGTTGAACACGTCGTATACTTCGACATCCCCCATTTCAAGATGGCACAGCGTCCAGAGTGCCCACGCCAGGGCGTTGTCTGTGCAGCTATCGTCAAGTGCCACGACGGTTGTCGACGAGTCTAGAAGTGACCATCTCGTCTGACGCCCTCCGAACGTCGTGGTAATATAATCCCCCTTTCTGAAACTGGCATCCAAGAACCGAGTGGACACGAATACTGCCTGGATGTCACGGACTGGTAATCTATACTTGGTGTCGCAGAAGCCATTGCAAGCTATCGCGTAGTCTTGTCCGGTGGGCTGGGTAAAGATGTTCTGTGACATGGAACTATACAGGGCTGCTTTTATCGATAGGCTCCTGAGATCTACCCGTTCCGCGTTTGAACTTTCGGCGATACCGCTGAGAGTAATGTTGGAACCGACTGCGAACCTCGCTACGTTGTAGCTCCGCGTGTCATTTATCCCGATCCCTTTGAGCTCAGTGTTCTTCGAGTCCGTTATCAGTTGCTGTCCTGTCTGTGTAAGGGCGGTAAAGCCGTGTTCGTACCTCCTGACACTGCCGATGCCTATAAATAACTGTCCCTGGGCGACTCCGTCTAACCCCCTGACCAAGTCAAGTGAGGTGTCGGACACACTATGGCTGAGCGAGCTTGTGTCTATTTTGCGGATCTGGTCCTTGATCTTCGCCCTTATGGCCGCTTCCTTAGCCTTGAGCGCAGCCGCATCCCCCCCGGCCTCCCGCATTACCTTTAATTCAGCCTCAACCTCGATTTCTCCTGCAGCACTGATCTCCTTCTCAAGCCGGGCCCTTTCTGCATTCTGCACTTTGGCGCTGTTCAGTTCTTCCTTCCCAAACATGAACTGGTGGGCTGTTCCGTTGGCTCCAAAACTCACTGATGTTACTGTTCCTTGTTCGAGGAAGTTTACCTTGCTCATCCTATTATCTGCTTCCATACAAAGCATGGCTATATCCGTCTCCAAATGTGTCCTAACAGGGTCCACATCCCATGCTCGTACCACCGCAGCGGAGTACGCGTCTGCTCTACTCGTGGTGGCCTGGACTGTATATTCAATGTTGCCATTGCTTGCATGCTGTTCTCTATTGTGTATTGCAGCGAGAGCGGCGAGGTACCCAGAGGAGTGGGTCTTCATCAATCTGTCTAACGATACCTTCCTCAGGTCATCGATAGTCATCCTGGCATAATCTCCCTCCTCTGTTGCGGTACCCTCAACCCCTATCTGTTCCAATACGCAGTAGACGCAAACATTGCAATCATGGATGGCAGGCGTGAGCCCGGACGAGCAGAAAGCTCTAACTACTCTCGTAGTGTGATCCTTGAACACAGGTTCGTCTATCTCCTCCTGGAACGACTGAGCGTCGAACTTACCTTTAGTCTCGACCAGGGGCCCGACATCCTTGGATGCCCAGGCAGTGACCAGGTCTACTGTTGCCCTCCCCATGGCCTTCGTATCGCCGGGAGTCATTTGTGTCGCATCCGTGTTATGTGTTGATCTATAGTCCCCTTTGGACAAGTAGCGGGCTACGGCACAAGCCCATTTCTTATTGTGGTGCCCCATCGCGAAGAATCCCCTGATCCTGATCGCGTCTCCCTTTATCTTTTCCGCCATCTCCTTGGCCCGTTTAGTCAAGTTGCCCTTCCTAACGGGTTTATCCTTAAGGATGACCCTACCAGGTTGTGTTACTTCAAACCCTCCCCTGGGCTTGATCGCTATTGTGTCTGCCGTCTCCGCCTCTTTGTAATCCCCAGAGAACCCTTCTTCTACGGCATCGTTCACCCTTTCGTTGATAACCCTAAGCGGCACCTCCGCCGCTGCATTGACTACGCCCCACCGGATTCTGCGCTTATTCAGCCCCTTGTGATCTAGGCCTGCCGGATCCTTGGATACCATGGTCCACATCTTGGAGATTGCTTCGTGAACATCACCTCCCATGAGGAGGGCTGGTTTCTTGTTCTCTGCTCGTGTGGAGCGATCGTCTTTTTCAGGGGGTGGTTTTGTAGCATTAGCGATTGATGCTGGCACCCACAGGGTGTAATTGTCGCCTTCGACTTCTATCTCTTCATCTTCGCTCTCGCTAGATTCCTCTTTCGCCAGTCTCCTCTCCTCTTCCTCCCGTGATTTGTCAATCCGTGTTTCTAGCCTGACCATCATCTGACTCAGTTTCATTTGGTTCCAACCGGCGTGCATGGCTATCTCGCCGAATATATCGGGTTGGAACACCCCCCCAGGCGCACAGTAGTTAAAAAGCTTGTCAAGGTCTTTTGTCAGATCGTCTGACATGGCAAGAATCTCGACTGCACTAGGGGTGCGTGATAGCGGTGCCATTACTGGTGATTCGGTCCTTTTCTTCAGATTCTTCAGGTTGGGAAGCTTAAGGCACTTGGCATAGCAACATTTGATGCGATGGAAGAGCCCTTTCTTCCCCTGTACTAAGGTCTTGTCTAGGATCTCTATGTCTCCCTCTAATAGGGGGTCATTCGCCATTTCTTTAATGAGGTCCGATATGTCCGTCAGGGACAGGTCGGTGACGGGGGTCCCACTATCTGCGGATATCTCCCCGCCTTCGAAATCAGAAAGCCTGTGGTAATTGGCCGCGGTGCCGGCTTGTGACCCCCCGGCTACTAGGTCACTTGCTAATCCGTAGCTTAGGCCATGACGCCCCTCTATAGCCCGAATCCCGTAAACTATAGAATTTTGACAATTTTCATCGCCAGTCATCCCAAAAGATTGCTGCAAGGTATCCGTCTT